TTTACAAAGGCATCCATCGTTTCCTGTTCTTGATGCATGGGTCTCTGTGGTCGATAAGGAGCGGGTCTGGGTACAGGCTGGGGACGGGGGGTTGAAATTTCAATTTCATCCATAAGGGCTTGCTCGTCGGCATCTAATTTCATAACAGTCGTGTGTCCACGGTCGATGATTATTTCTTCATCCATCTACTCTTTATGTAGAAACTAAAAAAATTACCTTTAACGCAGTTTATAAAAAATGTTGATACATTATAAATGTTCAAGTTCAATAAGACCAACAGGAATGCTCTCACTTCCATCGTCATACTTTTCTCAATCATATCCGTCCTAGGTATCATGAAGAAAAGCAGCAGATACCAGCCCATGCCAATCAAGATCGAGATTGTCAGTGACAAATCCATCTTCGATCTCGAGAACCGCATGGAATGTGTACCAGGGTCGGGTAAGGAGGACAGCCCCTACACAAAGAGCCTCACCCCAGGTGGTCTCTGTGGCGCCCAAAAGCTTGTGGGTGACCACGCTTCCTACAAGATTGCCGAAGGAATCGGTGGATCTTTAATCTAAACTAACTATAAATGGCTCTCATCACATCGCCAACAGAGATGATCCCAGACCTCAACTATGAATATCACACAATCACGGTTGATACGATTGGTCAAACGGCGGCGAACACCTTTACTTGTTTTTTGAACCAACCCGTCCATAATGTTGTCCAGGCCAGACTTTTGGCTGCGAGAATTAATACAGTTGCACCTATCAGTGGGACAGGTCACTGCTATGTTTCGATTGAAGAACTAGACTCTATTTTTTCGGACCGAGCGTCAAACGTTCTCACCGGTCAAGCCACTATGAGCGTGGTACGAAACTCCTTCGCTAGTATTGTTACAGCGGATGACAGTGGACTCATCAGTTTCAGAGATGATTACCCAATCGCCACACAGTATATAAATCCAATTCGAACCATCAGTCGTTTAACAATTACTATTAGAAATCAAGATGGTGTTCTCATTGAACCACCAAATCCAGTTGAAGATAATTTTTTAGTCCTCCGTTTCGTGTGTAGGAAACCCAACCTGTAATTTTCTCCCCATAGAGTAGTATACCATGTCCGCTGGTGTTGTTCAATTGATCGCTATAGGTGCCCAGGATGAATATATCATGGGTAATCCTGAAATATCCTTCTTTAGTTCACACTTCAAAAGACATGCTAACTTTTCACAGTCCATCGAAAAACAAACAATTCTTGGAGCAGTGAAAAGTAATTCAATGTCCAGTGTTAATTTTGAACGCTCCGGGGATCTCCTCGGGTACGTGTACTTCGCCGCAGATGATTCGAGTCAAGCCCAATCTATAGATGATTGGAGAACCCTGGTAGATAAGGTTGAACTCCTCATCGGTGGCTCCGTTGTAGATTCCCAAGATTCCATATTCAGTGAGAAAATTGCTATAGATACGTTCGCCCAGAATGTCTCTAAGAGTGCCATGGGACCACACCCCGGTACGAGCTCATCCTCCTACTTCTATCCCCTCCGCTTCTTCTTCTGTGAGAGTGCACAATGCGCCATCCCCCTAGTGGCTCTCAACTATCACAATGTGGAGTTGCGTATATACTGGGGCCCAAACGCGTCCGCCTATAACATAGAATGCTTTGCAAACTATTACTACCTAGATACCAAAGAACGTGCGCAAATTTCCACAAAGACCCACGATATTCTCATCACCCAAGTTCAAAAGAATATTCCATCCCAAAACCGGATCCAAGAACTCACATTCAATCACCCCGTGAAGTACATCGCATCATCAAATACATCCGTTGTAAGCTCCCTAACTTCACCATCGAATAGAATTAAACTCACCATAAATGGTCTAGATGTTGGTAACTATAGGTGGAGTCAACCACACTTTATAGACGTCATGAACTACTACCACACCAACTTCGTGACCTCACCCGATTTTTTCTTGTACTGCTTCTGCCTCATGACCAGCTCCTATCAGCCCACGGGGACCCTCAATTTTAGCCGCCTCAACTCAGCCAAGATTATGAGCGAATCCCTAGACATAATGGACCCCATATACGCAGTCAATTACAATATATTACGTATACAAAATGGTATGGCCGGTCTCTTGTATGCAAACTAATTATTCGTGTAAATAAAATCAAGTGTTATATAAATGGTAAAGAACTTACCGACAGTGGAGAGGTCTACGAGAATCCGCTTCGGTAAAAATTGTAGACAGGAACAGGCAGATAATACCATAGTCTTTAATGCCAGTGACGAGTTCCTAGAAGCAAATACCTCAAATGCCATCTATATGACACCCATGCGGTTAAACGAAGATTTATCCGATAGAAATGTCACTGTGCTCGCATATAATCGGGTGACCAAAGAAATTACAGATTCGGGTACCGTGGCTGAAGATGTTTTCGATATCACACTCCAAAATGCCACCACCAACGGTAATGTGACCGCCAACGTCGTATCTTTTAATAACCCGGAAACGAGTGTTACCACACTCTCAAATGTTGGGGTGGCAAATGGATCACCGGTGCACACCCTAGATGTGGGGTCAAATCTTTACGTCGATGACACCGGGTCCAACGTTCTCGTCGTCTCCGGGAATACCCACATCACCCAAGACCTCGTCGTCGATGGCAATGTCCTCGTGGAAGGTGTTGTAACCTCATTCCATAGTGAAAACTTCAAGGTTCGAGATGGAATCATAGAGTTGGGGAAGGACAACACCCTATTTGACACAACACTGGACCTGGGTCTCGTCCTAACACGACCAGAATCAAATGTCACCATCGGGTTCGTCGAAGCCACCGATGAAATCATCCTCGCCTACACCCAAAGTAGCGCAAATGGGAAAAGCCTAGTCCCCCTAACATCCGAAGATGTCAATGTTCATGTGTACGGTAGACTCTACACCGAAGCCAATGTGGGTATCGTCAATACCTCCCCCATACACACCCTAGATGTGGGGTCAAACCTCTATGTGGATGATGTGGGGTCAAATATTCTCGTCGTCACCGGGAATGTTGAGGCCACCGCATACTACGGAGATGGTACAACACTCACTGGTGTCGCACTCCTGTCAAACTTCGATAGCAATGTTTCTCGGATCCAAGTTTTGGAAATCGACCTCGCCTCCAACGCCTCTAGGGTTGGCACATTGGAAACCGACCTCACATCGAATGCCTCTAGGGTCGGGACACTAGAGACCGATTTAGCCTCTAATGCCTCTAGGGTTGGCACTTTGGAGGTGGATCTCACATCGAACGCCTCTAGGGTCGGGACCTTGGAGGTAGACCTGGCCTCAAACGCATCTAGGGTCGGGACCTTGGAAGTAGACCTGGCCTCCAATGCCGCAAGGGTCGGGACACTAGAGACCGGTTTAGCGGGTGCCGAAGCTAATATAGTCACAATCAACAATGACCTCGTGACCACAACCACCCGTGTAAGTGTTTTAGAAACAGACCTCGCCTCCAATGCCTCTAGGGTGGGGGTCCTAGAGACGAACCTCACCTCAAATGCAGCCCGGGTTGGAACCCTCGAGACCAACCTGGCCTCAAATGCGGCCCGGGTGGGGGTTCTAGAGACCGACCTGACCTCCAATGCCACCCGAGTTGGTGTTCTAGAAACAGACCTCGCCTCCAATGCCGCTAGGGTTGGCACTTTGGAGGTGGACCTCACCTCCAACGCCTCTAGGGTTGGGATACTGGAGGTAGACCTCGCCTCCAACGCAGCCCGCGTCGGGACCCTTGAGACAATTAAGGCCCCAAAGGATGGACCTATCTTTACAGGATTTGTCGGTATCGCAAACGCATCCTCTATATACGACCTGAGTGTGGGGTCCAACCTCTTCGTAGACACCGACGGATCCAATGTTCTCATAGTTCATGGGAACGTCTCAGCGACCTCGTACTATGGTGATGGTAGCAAACTGACTGGCCTTGTTACAGCCCTCCAAGATGTCTCAGATAATGGAAATACCACCACAAACACAATTGAATTCAATAATACCGCCACTGGTCTGGTCACGGTGAGCAACATCGTCGCAGGTGGCAACGTAACCGCGACAACCTTCTTAGGGGATGGTAGTCAACTTACCGGTCTCGTCACAGCCCTCCAAGATGTCTCAGATAATGGAAATACCACCACAAACACAATTGAATTCAATAATACCGCCACCGGTCTAGTCACGGTGAGCAACATCGTCGCAGGTGGTAATGTGACGGCCACAACCTTCTTGGGGGATGGTAGCCAACTCACTGGGATAGTCACCACACTCCAAGGTGTATCTGATAATGGAAACACCACCTCAAATGTGGTTCAGTTTACAAACACAACCACTGGTTTGGTCACTACAAGTAACATCGTCGTGGGTGGTAACGTCACGGCCACCACCTTTTTGGGGGATGGTGGTCTCCTCTCCAACCTGGTCACAACCCTCCAAGATGTCTCCGATAACGGAAATACAACCTCCAATACCCTCCAATTCACCAATGCACACACCGCCTTCACCACCGATCTCATCTCGAATGTTGGTGTAAATTTAGAACAACTGAATAATACTGAAATTGCGGGTGCATCAGACTCACAAATAATCGCATACGACACAGCAAGTAGTACTTGGGTAAATGATTATTTAGACCATACAGTCGTACGTGTAAAAAATACAAATGGATCACTCATGTCAAAAGGTGACGTTGTTCACGCGATTGGATCAACGGGTAATGATATATTCAACGTGCGTTTGGCAGACGCTTCAGACCCGAATCGTATGCCTGCTATCGGTATTTTACAGAATGATTTGGCGATAAATGAACAAGGTACGTGTGTATCCTTTGGTCGTTCGGATGGAGTTCCGGCTGATTTTATTGAAGGTGAAACCGTGTATGTAAGCAATGTAAATCTTGGTGAAATATCGAACGTTAAACCATATGGTTTAACCGATCTGATACAAAATGTCGGTATTGTCGTGAAAGCTCATCAGTCACAAGGTGTCATATTCGTCACTGGTGTAGGTCGTTCGAATGATATTCCCAATGCCCCAATTGTCGCGACTACACCAAATTATGTATACGCGAATGATTCTAATAATGATATGAAAAAGATCGTCCCATCTAACCTCCTCACAAAACTCCAAACCCTCCAACAGGTCACAGACACTGGGAACACCACCTCAAATACAATTCAATTTACAAATGCCACCACCGGTCTAGTGACCACCGCGAACTTGGAAGTCGGTTCAAACATCTCCGTCGTGGGTCTGGCAGATGCCACCAATAAATACCTACCCATGGTTGATACAGACGGTACATTCATTAAATCACCCGTCTACGTGTCCTCTGGTGGAACATATGTCATCTCCGCAGCCGAGGCTGAATTCTTAGGGAACATCACACTCAGTGGTAATACTACAATCATAGCTTCAAATAGTGTCACTATCGAAGATCGTATTTTCGGTATTGGTGCAAACAATAGTACTTCTGGTTTCGACTCGGGGATTATAATTGAACACCAAGAAGGTAACCCACTCGAGTATGCGAACGTTGCTCTCATTCACCATGCGGATGAACGTAGTTTCTCCATTGGATATACACAAAATACATACACCGACGACCACATCTTAGATTTTACTGATGCCACTCACATCCTTAGAATTAGGTTAAGGGGTAATGTTGAGGTTCAGAATAATATTACGGTGGTAAATGGAAGCTACTACGGCGACGGCACCACCCTCACAGGTCTCGCCCTCCTATCCAACTTTACAAGTAACGTCTCTAGAATTGGTGTCTTAGAGACCGACCTCACCTCCAATGCATCTAGGGTGGGGGTCCTAGAGACCGACCTGGCCTCCAATGCCGCAAGGGTGGGCACTTTGGAAGTGGATCTCACATCCAATGCCACCCGGGTAGGGGTTCTAGAGACCGACCTGACCTCTAACGCCGCGAGGGTGGGCACGTTGGAGGTGGATCTCACCTCCAACGCCGCGAGGGTGGGGGTCCTAGAGACCGA